CGAATTCAGCGGGGCCGAGGCGACGGCCGAAGATGGAGGTGAGGATGTTGTTCATCGCAGTTTCCGTAAAAGCACCAGAAGTGCTAATATCGTAAATGCTATCTGCTGGTGTACGGAATGCCGTAGGAACTGGATTGGTAGCTTGTGCAGAGGACTGAATCCACTTGCCTAAACCACGCATCTTGTATGGGTTCGATCCGCTGCCATCTTCAACATCTTGCTCGTTGTCAGAAATGAGAGTGGCTTCGATGTCGCGCTTCAACTCACGCAAAGCCTTAGCCTCTGCTTGAGCAAATTTAGCAGGTCCAACGCTATCGACAGCTTCCTGAAGATCAGAAACCTGGTATGCGCGGCGGAATTTTTGAGTGTAGTTACCAAGACGAACGCGAGCAGCAAACTGATCAGCGTAGGTGGCAACGTCTACGCCCTCAGAAATACCTGCTGTAGAAACAGCGGCTAGAGAGTCAACGGTCCACTCATGCTGTACAGCAGAAGCGCGGGTTTTGGAGAGAGAACTGAGAACCGGGGTTTCTTCCGGAGCCAAGATAGTGAGGATGTCACTAAGATCTTCTCTGTTAGAGCTGGCGGAGCCAGGATTTGAAGTGTATGTGTTTGAATAATCGGGCATTATATTAAGCGGTTATTAAGTGTTTGATAATCGGCGCGTCCATCGCGCTTCTCGAAGTTTCTGGAAGTCATCTTTATTACCAGACTCTTTGAACCGTTTAGTAAGATCTTTCAGTGCCTTGGACGAATTGTCTTCAGACTTATCAGACTTTGATAGTGCAGGAGACGGACTCTTTGGCGGAGATGGCTTAAAGGCTTCCCCGGCATTTGTTTTTGCCGATGGGTTTCCTTTCTTACCAAACATACTATTTACCGAATGAGCCAATAGGTATGGTAGTTGCCAACTAAGATCAGGGTTTTGTTCATAAGCCTTCTGGAGTGCGGGTTGACTGGCAAGCTGTACAAACTGTTTTGTCTGTTCGCTTTCTTTATCACCTAGCCACTTAAACTCCTTGATTGCTTTCTGACCATATTCCTGACGTAACTTGGTAGCATCTTCAACCTTCTTAACCTTGCGGAACTGATCCGGAAGATATTTATCACGAGATTTCCTGGCTTGTTTCAGCGCTTCACGAACCTGAAGTTTTGTCATTGATTGTCCGTTTGATTCAGTAACCTCGTCATCGGGGCCATAATCAGCGGATTCAAATAAAACATCCTCAGCCCATTCGATCACATCATTGATCTCCTTAGCTTTTTCTTGGATGTTCTGAACACTCTTCAGGTCTTGGTAGGGATTGTTCTCGATTTCAGAAGTGGATGAAAGCACCTGCTCTTGCTGGGCATTCATGCTATTCTCAAGTTCTCTAGCCTTCTCTTCAGCAGCCTTTGCTCTAGCAGTGAGTTGACCAAAACGATCAACGGCCCTACTGGACAATGACTCCGAGAGTTGTTTGAGTTCGTCCTCAGACAAACTGTCTAAGTCGATATTTGAAAGAACATTTGAACTATCTTGGCTTTGTTCCTCTTCCTCCGGGGGTTGAGCATCATCCTCAACTCCTTCGGGATCGGGAGCAACATCCTCGATAGCTGGTTCAGCATTGGGTTGAGGAATTGCTTCCTCCCTTTGCCTGGCGCGCCTGAGTTGATACTCAGATGCAGATATATTGGTGTTTTCCGCTGTGTTTTGGGGGGCTTCAGCGATCGCCTCAATGACTTCACTCATACTGATAATATTCCGCTTTTAACGCCTGGCGATGGCGAAGCCGAATTATATCACAGGAAACATTCTAATCCACATGTTCGTGCCATTTTTTCAGCAAAACCTCGTAGTCTGCATCCTGTAAGATGTCATCGTATGCCACAATCTCTCCGGATATTTGCATCACCTCTTCTGGAGATGAATTGCGTAGCCGACCTATGGACGATTCTCTACGCTGTTTGATTACATTGATGAAACGAGCAAAATGCTCATGTTGCGACAATGTTCTTATATCATTCTCCAGACTCTTCACCATATGCTTTTACTAGTTGTTTATGGTATTTCTTGGAAAGATCTACGCGACGATCACGGTGTGGTTCCCCTGGACGAAGAAATATTTCCATAAACTTATCGCTTACAAATTCTGGATCATCAGATTTGAATGCCTCTCTTAGGTCCTTGGCATGTCCGGCTCCCATAATGTTTTGCTTTTTCCCGTATATGTTTTCGTAAACATATCTCACCTGGGAATCCGTGTTATCCGGCAAGCCTTCCTCTTTTAAATATTTCCGATATAGTCCCTTGTGAGGCTTATCAAATTGGAAAACACCATATCCTCCGCCACCACCATATTGCTTTTGGTCGTATGCAAAACTGTTTCCAGTCTCTACACCAGAGTTTCCATAAATGGCGGCTTCCACCACAGGATTTCTACCAAAATACTTTCTAACCGCCTTGGCCATCCTGTTTAAATTCAGAAAGCGTTCACGATCTTTTCCGTATTCAGATGTACTTTTATTATCTGCCATAACAATACTACTTAGAGCGAGAATAAAACCTGCCGTCAGACTTTTTAAAAATCTCATATCCACTTAGTTTTTCGCCTTCAACAAGCTTGTTCCATGTGTTATGTTTTTTTCCTTTTAACAAGAGTCCAGTACTGCCAACACGACTATGCCAGTGATGATTCCCATCTTCTCCTAACTCAGGAGACATTCCCGCATTTACTGCCGAAACATAATCATATCCTGAGCCTTCAGGATCAAAGGTAGTTTCAAATTGTGTTCTGCTTGGCCTTGCAATATCAGCTATTTTAAGTTTGTCCATTTTGCTAACAAACTTTTTCCACTCTGAATCTTTTGCTCTTTTAAGAGCAAATTCATTTTTACTTATATTATCTGGCATTACTTCTGCATACCTTGAGTTTTCACCTCTCCCATTTGGGCTGGGGCAGTGCCAATGCGGCCTATTTGAGCGTTTTCAGCTTGCTGTACAGCGAACTGATACTGACCAGCATACTTTTGAATGCGAGCCGCAAAGGCTTCATCTTGTTGTAAACGATTTTGAACATCCGGTTGGTTGACATATTGTTGAATAATTTGAAGAGCTGCTTGAGAACCATTCGGTCTCGCGGCCATTTCGATTCCTGCATAAATTTTAGATAGGTCGTCTGTGACATTTTTCAACATTTGATCGTTAGCCGATTCAAGTGGCATCATAACGCCATCGGCCAAAACTGGATCAATAGAGGAAGCAATAACGGATATCAGCTTATCCATATCGATACGCCCGTTTCTATCCATTTGAACCAGTGAGAGTAGTTGGTTTATCTTCGCCTCCTGCTTTTCTCCGTTTGCGTTGAGAACATCAAAACTAATAGTAATATCGAAGTTTTCATCTGGATTTCCCTTATTAAACATTTGGGGATCTGGCACTCCAGTAACATTAAAGAAAATGCTATCTGTCCCAAATCGCTGGAAGTTTCGGTAGCACAAAGATATCACTTCAGCCATATGCTGGAGATATTTGTCTACTAAAAACTGACGACGGATTCCCGATAGTGGAGACTCTTCGTCCAACCCCACCATGCGATCGGCTTGGTCCTGAAGATTGTTTTCCATCTCAACAGATCCGGGATTGAATCCAGGACCCTTCATAAAATTGATCTCGCCAGCGCGAACTTCTGGAAGGAATCTGCCTGGACCAATTTCCTCTGGCTTACGTCCCTTCGGGTGCGTGATAGCAGGTAGAGTGGATAGACTATTGGAATCTATGCGACTATCGCGTTCCACCTTTACCTGGTTCTGTATTCCGCGAAGCAAACCCGGCACCGTGGTGGCATCGTACAAACGCTTATTGTCTTCGCTAAAGCGAGTGACCACAACGGGATAATCTTCATATCCGTTAAGCAACTCAAACTTGGCGTAGCCAGGAATATCCAATCCCTTATCTCCAGAAAAAGATTCGTGAAACACGGTCTCATAGATGCCTTCAGACCCGTCATCCGAATCAATTAGCCTCTGGTATCCGTGTATGATTTCTACTAGTTCCTCGGCTTCATAAGCATTGTCAGTGAGTGACATGCTCCGCCTTCCCTCCTGCTCCCTCTCCAAGGAATCTATGTTTACGCCAGAATACTTAGAGATTACGTGTTCCACGAAATTTGCATCCCAACCATCTGTACTCACTTTATTCTGCAACTCCTGAGCAGTGTAGTGTGTACGCCAAAAACAGTATGGCGCGCGTTGGGGATCAGTGACATATGCTGGAAAAATAAAATCACCGTCAGGTCCGAGGGTCTTTACTTCGGGAGCATTAACCTGCCTACGCACCGTAACCACTTCAGCCACTCCGTATTCACGCAAGTCCTTTAGTGCCTTCTGTGCGTTTTCCTTGCTCACCTTAATTACCGACTGCATTTGGACAACCACATCTTCATCCTGGTCTCCAGCCAATATCATCTCAGCTAAGTTGGGATCGGCGGAAGCAATGCTTTGAAGATCAAACTTCTGCTTAAACGTGCGATCTTCCATTATCCAACCACAATATGTAATCATAATGCCACGCTCCAAAAAGTAGTTGGCGGCAAGTTCGGCTTCACGTTTAAACCGGCTTATGTAGCCAGAGGTGGTCATCCACTTCAAAAAGTTGGTAACCACTTTAGACCTTGCGACATCAGCCACCTCTACTGGGAATGCTTGGATGTTCGCCCGGTTGAGGGCAGACATAAAAAGAGATACTAGTCGGGTAACCCGCTCATCGATGACATGACTCTCTAAGTCAGATGCACCATCCCAGGGAAATGCATCAGCACCATGCTTACGCAAGTCACGACTTTTACCAGGCCACCAATTACGACGATCATCATAAGAAGTGCGGCATACGTCATAGTATGACGACAGTTCGGTGGTGGTGCTTTGATACGCCTGGCGTAGCACATCAACATCTGGTTCTTTTTCCAGATAGGTGATTGCCTTAGAGTAGTCTTGGTTATCCATCTTGATCTTGTCTTATCTTCCT